CATTCTCAAATAACCTTTTAATTAATTGAGGAACATCAGACTTTAATCCCCACCATGCTACTAACATATCGGGGTCTTGTTCTTGCATATCTTTTACGAATGCCTCTAACATTTCCTTTTCAGAAGTAAACATTTGTTGTTTTAACGGTTGATTACTCCACCAATATAATTTACTTTTATTAGTATAACTATCATAAACAGCAATAGCAGTTATAGCCCCTTCATGTTTATGTCCTTCGGGCAACCATTCCATATCCCAATACCATTTTCTCATTTCATATTCAGGAACTCTGTCTAATTCATCTACGCAATATCTTCTAAGTATAGGCACATCTCCTTCCCAAGTTTGTTTGAATAACTTCCTTGCATCTTTCATATCTTTAGGATGTGAATAATAAACTTTAGTCAAACTATGCCCTTCTAAGTTTCTCCAGTCACCCTTTTTATATTCATAAAAACCAGTTTGTTTAACTGGTTCTTTCCCTATCATATGGTATTTAGTTTTATAAACTTCGGGCTTTTTATCTATAGCCCTAATGTAGAAATAAGGTTTAAAGTCTGAAATAACTTTTTCCTTTCTTACTTTATTCTCATCTCTCCATCTTATCTTTATACTTCTATCATTATCTGCCCAAGTTATTATCATTATATTCCCTCCTTGTTACGGGTTCTATTTCATTGGCCCAAACATCGTTTCCTTCTATATCTTTTTTCCAGTAACTAAATCTAAAAAGTAAATCATCTTCTAAAATTCTTTCAATTATTATATCTTGGGCTAAGTTATGGGCTTCTTCTTCGGTATAAGCGGCCCTCTGAAACGTAGTCCCTCCTATAAAATACTCCCATTTTTTGTGGAAAATACTTCCGCTTTTAGGCCAAAAATGGATAACATATGTGTGTATATAAGGGGATTCTTCCTCATTCCAGAAATTCACACCATCTTCCCATAATTCTAATCCATATTCAATACCATGACATGTATAAATTTTATCATATGGGTCACTCAATTTATTATCATCAGTAAAATCTTCACCCCACCAACCCATATTAAACACCCATTCTTGGCGCTCTAATTATAGCGCTATGTTCTGTAACCATTACAATTGGTTGATTATCTCCAATAAAGATATTTATTTTGTCATCTTTATTAAAGAACTTATGTAGTGGTCCACTAAATACAACTGTAGCGGATTCACCAACATCATTACTGAATACCATTTCCTCTCTATAAGAAGAAGAAAGTTCTTCTGAAGATACTACAAATTTAGCATCTGATAAATCATCTGATTCTTTATAATCTAATTTAAATATACCATTATTAACTATCTCACATGCATCTAAAGTATCATGTAGTTCTGCTCCTGTAACTTGAATACCACTCTCTATTTTTATATCACCTATTTTTAATAACTCATCTAAGTCTTCACTATAAGTTAAAGGCCATATCCTCAATAGTCTTTCTATTCTTCCTTCAAACGGATGTCTAACCACCATAGGCATTGTAGCCCTTTTACCATCGGATTGCATTATAACTGTATTACCAATATCTAAAGTTATAGAATCATTCATTTTTACTAAATACTTTTTTAGTGTATCTATTTCTAATATAAATGAACAGGCTTCTTCCTCTGATTCTACGGATATACTTTTACCACATACTGTGGATTCATCCGCATTAAATAATAATAATCTGTTATCTGTTAATTGAAATTGAATATAGTTACCCAAAGACTTTGAAGATAGTCCTCCAGTAGTCGCCCATTTTCCTTTTAATTCAACATTTTTCAATGCTTCTACTATTTCCTTTTTATTAAATTCTATTCTCATATTTTTCACCTTGCTCTCGCTAATGAGGAATGACAGGACCACCACAGCCCCTTACTAATATGCCGAAAACACACCTAACGTTTTGTCATTTTTACTTAGTAAACCTCACTCTTGCGAGCCTTAAATTTCCCGTTTTCTTAGGGCGGGAATCCCATTCCATTTTGCTTCTTTGCTGTTAGATTCAAAGATAGTCCAAGTTTTACCAACCATACTAGGATTGGTTTTACTTGCTTTTAATCTAGCAACATATTTTGTGTTATTACCAACTGATTCATCCCTAATGCTAATCATTTGCATCATTTTATCGGGAACATCTTTATTCCAATTAGCAACAAACCCAGTAGGTGTAGGGTTCATATGGTCGCCAAAAGTAGGTTTAAGATGTGTAATAAATACTTTATCACATTGCAATTTTAAAGCACTAATAAACACTTCATTATGGTCAATATTTCTAGCCCCGTATGCTGTTGGGGCAATAGGATTAGTCATTTTCTTTCTATCACCTTTATTGATTTCATATCTTAATTTATTAGTCACACAATCATTCCATTTATCCATACCATCCATAACAAATGCTCTAACATTAGTTTTTTCATCTGCAATCATTTCTTCTGTTTCTCTAATGAAGTTTAATGCATTTTGCATAGTTAAAGCATAGTTTTCAGTTCCATCGGAATTATGATGATTAGGGCAGTAAACATAGATGTTAGGGTCTGAATCCCAACATGATTTCCATGTTACTTCTGCACCATCATCAAAATCCAAGAACCGTAGTATAGCACCATCCTTTATTTCTTTATCAGTTCTTAAGTCAAGACCTAATCCTGATTTACCTTGTTTGGCTTTACCTTCAATTGATAAAACCATAAAGGAATGTTTTCTTTTTAATTGTGCTTTTCTTGCTTCTGCTGTTAATTTTTTCCATTGTTGATATTGGAGTTCCCTTTGAACTTCAGGGCCAACAGCATGTTGTTGTTTTGGTTTATTCATTGTTTTTAAACTCATTAGAACCATTCCCCATTATCTTCTACAACAACGGTATTAACTTCTGCACTTCCATGCCTATCAATAGCATACAATCCTAAAACATTAATTGAAACATTTCTTAGTTCTCCTGTTTCTCTATCTGTTCCTTGAGAAGTTCTACCACAAACAATTACATTACTACCAATACCAAAATCAATTTCAATATAAGATGGAATCCAACAAGTTACTGATGAGTAACCTTCTCCATCCCAATTAAAGTCAGCATTCAAATCACTAAGATATAGTGTTTGATTTCCATTAGCAGTTTGTTGTAAATTCATATTTTCAACATTACCGTCTGTAACAATAATTCTTTCATCTGATTTCTTATGTGAATTATCTACATGTGCTGATTCTAAACCAGTTAGTTCAACTATTCTTTCACCTAATACACTTTGCAATACTTCAATAAGGTTTTCATCTGATTCTAAATAATTTAAAGATGATACTGTGCTTCCATCTTTTCTAGCACTTAGAATACTAGCATTGTTTGAATTAGGCACACAAGTAAATGAACACCAACTAAAAGTTTTAGGAGCAAAATCTTTACATTGTTCCCCACTCATTCTTAATTGATATTCTTGGTATTCTCCATCATCAACTTTACCTACAAAGAATAACCTTCTTGACCATGCTTGAGCAGGTAAAGGTTTTCCATAATTCTTATTTGCTTCCCCACTTGCCCATGCTTTTCTATTATCAACTGGGATAATCCATTTATCATCATCTACTTGCATAGCACTATCAGGTATTTTCTCCATAACTTTAGTAGCCATTTCACCATTAGATAACATAGTAACTTCATATCTTCCATCTTCTAAAGATACTGCTACGGCTACACTTCCAGAATTAAGACATGCTGTTGCATCTCTTTGATAATCTGCAAGCAAGTTATTCCTTCTATTTTCTTCCCAATCTCTAGCACCTTCAACAGCATAAAAGAAACCAGTAGCAGTTTTAGTAAAAGTAGGCCCATCATATTCTGTAGACTCACCTTCTGCTTCCTTTTTCTTTAACGCCATTTGCTGAGAGAATTTAGACCTAAAAAGACTCCTTGCGATTTTAAATTCGTTTTCATCTTCTAGGTTTAAATCATGCTTTGCAACTATATCCTCATAGTCTGCTTGTGCTTGTTCAACACTAACGCCTAATTTTTCTGCGTATTTTTCTATTTCATTTTTCATTTCTTCTTTCATTTTTATTCCTCTTTTTATTTTTTTTATTTATTTTATACTAGTCGGTAGACTAGATTTATTATCCGTTTGGATTATTATTATCTTAAATGAGACACTAGCCATGAGACTAATACCCTCGGAGTCATTCCCTTTCCACGCCATTCTGCTTCACCAACTGCTCTCAAATATTTGTATTTTGATTCATTATTTATGTCACTCTTAACAATAACTTCATGTAATCCGTAGCAAATATCTTTTACAGTTTTTCCAGCATAAAGGGCATTATGTAATTCTTCTAGTGCTTTTCCGTGATTTCCTTCCTCTAACAAATTCAATATTCCGTCATACCTCTCAAGACTTTTATCAACTTGTTTCCGTAAATTCACTCCACTTGCAAGTGCGGCTTGCAATTCCGTTATTGTTCTACGAACATCACCGTTATAGTAACTTATAAAGGAATCCAAATCTGCATCTGATGGATGTGATTTTTCTTCTTTTGTCAGGATTGTCTTGCACAATGTTGAAATTGTAGAGTTCTCCAATCTACTAAAGAAGTAGTTAGCACATCTTGATTGTAAAGGATAGATAATCTTACTCCTATCATTTGCTGTTATTATAAATCTAACATTATCAGAATACCTTTCCATTATTCTCTTTAATGCATTTTGTGCATCGGGAGTCATTCCATCCATTTCATCTAATAAACAAATTTTAAATGGAACATCTCCAATTGCTCTTTGTTGTGCTATATCTTTAATATTTGTTCTAACTACTTCTAAACGTCTATCATCACTAGCGTTTATTTCAAAATAGTTAGAGTCTATTTCAGATTTTAATATCTCTAATGCTAATATACCTGCGGCGGCAGTTTTACCTACTCCCGCCTGTCCGTATAATAATACATTAGGCATATCATTTATTTCTATCCAGTTTTCGGCATCGAGTTTAAATGTCTCTTGCCCTATTAATTCATATATATTCTTTGGTCTGTATTTTTCTGTCCATAACATTTTTTATTCCTCCTTAAAACCACCCTTCTAACTTAAGGGTTCTATCTGGAATAATAGGAGCGGTTCTTGGTCTTGTTCTCTCCTTTATTCCTAATACTCTTTTTTCTTCACTCTTTAGCCTTTTACTTGCCCATTGGTGAAATTCCTCATCCAAAAGTAATTGTTTAATCAAATACCCTTGATTCGGTTTAATCTTTAACTTTCTAAGTATAGTAGGTATCTTAGAATAACTTCCCCTTTTAGGGAAAGTAATCTTTGAAAATATTCTACCATCGTGTGAGTAAGCCAACAACTCATAAAAGTAATCTGATGACCACCTTCTCTTAACCACTCCATCTACAAATGTTAACTTATTAGGATGAAGATTCATTCCTAACCAAGTCATTATTTGCACATCGGCTGGTTTATTATATTTTAAAAACTTCAAAACTAAATCTCTATTTGGATTCTTAAGATAATCTCCTACTAATTCAAATACACTTTTTTTAATATTATAAGGTTCATCACTTCTAGGTGCTAACCTCTTTATATTATCTATAGTATGTTTCTTAGTTCCAGCCCTTTTAATCTTACAACAATTCTTAATCGCAGTTGGAACATCTTTTTCATTATTAGAAGTTAATACTACTGCTCCTTTAGCATTTCGTATTATATCCATTACAATATCTTTCTTAGGTTTGTAATGCACTTCTTCAATAATAATATCTTGCTCTATGGATTTCCAGTCTTTATCTTCTAACTCATTAGCATAATAAATTAATACATCATCGTTATCTATTATAGCCTTAGCCATAGTGCTTTTTCCTGTTCCGCTTTTTCCTGTAATTAATATTGGTCTTTTTCTTTCTCCCATATTTATTAAACTCATAGTAATCCCTTTATCTCTAACATTTTGTTTAAACCTTTTTGCGTTAGATGATGTCTATTAGAAAACAGTGTTACTGCTTCTAAAAATGAATCAAAATTAACACAATGTTTTGGTATGTTTGGTATAAGTTGAAATAGGTTAATTAGGTTATCCGCATTAGTAATTCTAAGCACTGGATATGGCCTACTTTTCTTTTCTATTTCTTTTAAATAGGAATCTATACCGTATTCCTGTAATGTTTCTTGTAACAATGCTAAGAACTCTCTATTAGTAGCACGAATCTCCACTGATAATTTAATCTTATATCCTGTAGAGTGTCTTACATTTTGTGCTATTGCTATTTGTGGTCTTGCTAATGCTATTAATATTCCTTCAAGTTGTTCTTTCGTAAACATCTGTTGTCACTCCTATACATTCATGTAATAATCTTTGGTAAGTTAAACCATCGGAAATTAATTCTCTGATGTGTTCCGCTTCTTTTAATTTAGAAGGGAATACCCATTGAATACATTGCCCTTTATACATGTTAAGTAATTCTGCTTTATCTTTATCTATTTCCTCAATTAATTGAGCGTGTTTTTCTATATCGAAATTATCTTTTATGGCGTAATTTAATATTACATTACCTTGAGTTCCTAACTCCCCATATACCATAAAAGTAATTATTGTTATTGAGCCGTATTTTTCAGTCCATTCTGCTTTAACATCTTGACCATATTCTTCCATGAACATCCCTCATTTATTGAGTTCCTTCATATCATTGGAATTCATGTTTGTTTTTTTCTGCATGTTTCTAGTTATTTGACACCCTAATCTAATCTTAGATGTAGAAGGTAAATTCCAAAATACATCTTCATCTAATCCATATGTAATTTCCATTTGTCTACATAGTTGTCTTCTACTTAAATTCTGTAGAGAATCATCTATTTTTATTCCTACTATTTCGTCTGTTGGATATTTAACAAACGTATCTATTATCACATACATTACCCCAATAACATAGAGTAATTTTTTCAAAACCCATTGTATCATATTGGGTGCGAGTAATCTGCCCCACTTATACTTTACTTTACATTAGGGCTTTAACGTCAGATATTGTATTAATATCTGATACGGGTTTATCATCCCTAATTCTTAGTAATCTAGGAAATCTTAATCCTAAATTATCACTAGCATCTTTACTTACTAAATCAGCAGTAACTTCCAATACTATTCTAGGTAATAATTCAAAAGTTCCATTCTCAACTCTTTGAATT